TACCATCTAATAATAATCTACCAAAGTTGTGTGATATTCTTAATTGTTTTGGTAATTGAAAAACAACTGCTCTTGATTCTGGTGTATAACAATAACTACCTGTAGTTATAGCTCTACCAAATATATTTTGTAAATCATCATAAATCCATCTATGAGATTTTTCTACATAACTAAATGGACCATCATTCTCTGTTATATCATTTAAATACAACATCGCTTTAATTACATCTTCCTTTGGGTCTATATGCAAGTTAGTTGTTTTAGATACTGTTTTACAATCATATAAAAATTGTTTCCAGTTTTGATCTGTTGGCGTGGCAATATGTAAAACTACATTAGCAACTTTTAATCTTCTATTACTTTTATTGTATTTACTAACTGCATCTATAATACCACAATTATTAAACATATTATGCAAATACTTTTTAAATGTATCGTCTAATTGTTTCGATCTATCAAATTGTCCTGGTGGTGGTGACCAATCAGGTTTAGATAATAATTCATCAATATGACTTTTACAGTAACTTTTTAAATCTCTGGTATCAAAATTTAAATATGATATTCCGTTTTCATACAAATCCTCATATATTTTATTTGATGGTATATTACTTTCTATTCTTGTAGTTTTAAAATCAGAATAAAATTTAAACATCTTATTTAATCTATCAAATAATTTAACGTCAGGTAATTTCATATACCACTTATAACCCTGTTCAAACATATTTAAATCATTTTTTTGAATTGCTTCTTTCATCATAGATACATATTCTACTTTGCCATCACCAATGTATCTTTTTTCATTTGACACATCTGGAAAATCAGCAATATCAGGAAATACAAAACCGTGATCGTATATAGGATTATCAAAACGCATGGTAATCAAACCTCTTACATAGTTGTTTCTCTGCTTTAGTTATTAATCTTTTACATTGGTCATAACTCATACTATCTAATACTGTAACTGGTTTATTAGTAGATTTATTATTAGCGCCGTGTATATAAATGTTCTCTCTTATTCTTTTCTCATCAAAATCTTCATTGTTTGCTTTTAATATGTCTATCAAACTATCTGGTAAGTTTTCCATCTTACCTATCATAGGGTCTTTATACTTACCAAGATAATGCATATAGTAATGCCATATCATATTTTCTTTCTTTAGTATATTTTCAACAAAGGTATTGTAATCTTTTGATTGACATTCAGATTCTAAAAGAATATAATCTTGCCAGTTCCAAGCCTCGCCGTGTTTTTTCTTCTTACTTCTATGTGTCCAAAGACTGTGAATAAATGTAGCAGGGTGTCTTACGAAACCAAATACTTTTAAATCTGTATCAGGTGTAGCGTGACTATCATAAATATCATCACCAACAACCTCTGCACCAGAAACATATCTCTTTAGCATTTGTTTTATAGTTCTACCACCACACTTTGGCACGTGGATAAACATAGAATTTTTAAGTTTAATTGCCATTTGTAAATACTAGTCCTGCTTTTAAAAAGAAGTTTTTATTATCACCATATTCATAGCCTTCTTTTGGATTCATTTTAGATATAGATTTAAATTGTGTAGTTAAAGTAGCATCGTATTTTAAACCATAGTTTTTAAATACATCTACCCAATAACTTTCTTCTCTACAATTTACGTGATGATGACCAGGCCATCCTGGGGGTGCCGCAGTGACCACAGCAAGTTTACCTAACTTAAATAAAGGCATATAGTTTGGTATGTATTTTTCTTCAACGTGTTCTAAAAATTCTACACACCATACTAGATCAAAAGTTTTATCTATTGTTGCTTCACCCTTAGCAAAATCGTGTAATAAAGTATTCTCTGGTAGTTCAATAGATGGGTCACCATCAACTCCAAACCATTTGATTTTTAATTCATCTGCTATCTTTTTGATACCACCTGTACCACAACCTATATCTAACATAGAATTAATATTGTGATTCTTTTTTAAATGTTCTAATAAAGGTCTATCTAAATTTGTTCTATTTAAGTGGCCACCTAAATGACTAGGTTTTAGACTATAATCTTCAATTACTTTTTCTTTCATACTAATAACCTTTCGTGTACTACACCACTATTTATTTCTGACATTTTCCATTGTGTGTAAGCACAATCATACAACCACTGCGTTCTATCAAACTCTGGTAACTCTTTGTGTTTTAATACTTCTAATGTATGAAACGATACAGGATAAGCGTGTGATGTTTTTGATAATGATATACTTGGAACACCCTCACACACCGCTTCTATCAAACTATTACTTGAATATGAAATCGCAACTCTGGCGTTCTTAAAGTCTTTGTATATATCTTCGCCACCGTTGGTTACATTAAAGTTATTTAAGTTCTCACTAAAGAATACTTTGTTTTTAACTTTAATATCTTTTAGTGTATCTTTATTAAATTTTCTTGTAAATCTAGGGTGAGGTCTTATCATTATATCTTCATCTGTATATTTTGATATTTCATTTATAGTATTCATAATAAAGTTTTCATAGTCGCCTGGTTTCTTTACTAAATCGTTTAGACTTGTATCTATAGGATTTTGTGTAAGTATTAATATGTAGTCACCTTTTTTCTTCCAAGGTTTTATTTCTATGTCTTGTTCTTTTTGTATTTGTTTCCATCTATCGTCTGGTGAGTTTTCATTTTTAAATACACCATCACTAAAAGTATAATGATTTAAACCAACTCTAAAATAATAATCATCTGGTTTTTCTATGTCTAAATTTTTTCTAAAGGTTGCTTGTTCTATTACTATTCTAGGTTTGTTTTGATCTAATATAAATTGATACTTCTCTGCATTCTTCTTTTTCATTACACCTAATACATTTGTTTGTATATAAGCGTCTGCTTTATGATTATGTCTTTCAGGATATTCTATTAGTTTAAAGTCTTCGTGTTTAGGAAATATAAACATCGCCTCTGTACTAAATGCGCCTTGTATACCTATGATGTTCATTCTACCTCCATACGATATTGTTTAAACTTTTCCCAATAGTGTCCATCTTCAATTTCTTTTAAACTCCAATGTGAGTTTACATAATAAGTCATAAACATATCTCTATTTGGTATCTTTGGGTTTTCTATTTGTCCTAAATCACCAGAACCATACATTCTAAAAAAACAAGCTGGGTGAGTTACAAATACAGGAACACCTTCCATCAAAGCAACAGCGCCAGAGGTACTTGTATATACAACACACGCCCAAGCGTTTTTCAAATCATCTAACAAGTTTGTTTTTTCAATAGATGTATGTTCTACATTATTAATATTGTTTAATATCCAATCTAAATTCTTTTGATCTTCTTTTAAGTTTTCTGTCTTAATAAAATGTTTATGTGATCTAATTACAATTTTTCTATCTGTATGTAATCTTAATCTTTGTATAACTTCTCTTGCCCATTCATAACAACCTGTACCAAAAGATGAGAAACCACCACTACCTCTATTTAAACACAATAATATATGATCGCCTGTTCTTCGCCAGTCTTTAATTTGTAAACCTAGTTCATTTTTAACTTGATCTGTTCTTTTAAATGATGTTTCATCTACAGGTAAGAAGTCAGCTTCGTGTGAGTGAATTGATCTATAAGGGTATCTACGATATACATTTTGTATATCTTTTTCTTTTTCATAATAACCTAAAACATTACTATCTAAAAAGAATATTTGTTTATCTGTTTTTTTATCTACAACTTCTTGTCTTAAAATATGACTTTTAGAATTTACATCATCTGATTTATAAGCAAAGATGTAACTGTAATCTGATGGTTTAAAAATATTGTCTTCTATGTAATTTACTTTTACACCGTGTTTTTCAGCGCCTTTTCCAAATGCCAATAGTTTATCTACTTTACTTCCACTTGTGGTTCTCAAATAGATGTTTAGTGTTTTCATTATTCTAAATCAATTTTATTAGTGTCTTCATACATATCAAACCATTCTTGCGAATAGTCACAGTCTTTGTAATATTTAAAATAAGGCCCACCTTTTGTATAGTGTACTAACTTTGCGCTATAATTATATTCGTATTCACCAACTAACCAATTCCATTCCTCATCTATCTTACCTATTAAGTCTTCACTTTCTAACCATTTGAATTGATGAAGTTCTAACCCACTAGCGTTGTTTACATAATCTGGTGTTAACGCTAAACATTTGCCACAATTAAATATCATCATACTAGACCAATTTTTTTTAGGATAAACTGTTTGTGGTTGATTTTTAAACTTAACTGTTGTGTTTGGTGTATAGTCGTGTTGTACACATTGAACAGCATATTGTGTTGTTCTTTGTCGCCAGAGTAAAGATATATCCGCTCTCGCTAACATATCACAATCCATAAAAATAGCGTGACCTGAATAGTTACAAAGATATGGAACCAAAAATCTACTAAACGCAAACTCTGTTGATTGTATTTTTAATCGTTCTCTAACAAATATATCTCTTATGTTTTGTAATCGTATAGGTGTAATTGATATTGGTTGTGTTGAGTGTTTTAATAAACTATGTGATAATGTACTAAATGCTACTTTTTCATTATCATCATATCCTACAAAAATTCTAATCATACTTCTTTTCCAGCTAACATCACTTTTGCGTTAGGGTATCTACTTTCAACAATTTGTTTTGCTTCTGATAATGTTCTTCCTTCTTCAGCAACTTTCATTGGACCTTTATTGGGTAGAGTTACCCAAAAATAATACTTTATCATAAATTTACCTCTGGACTTTTACCTGTTAGTTTTCTTTTACCTTTTGTATGGTCATAAACTGTACCTAATATTGATCTTGCTTGTACGTGACCAGGTCTATTGTCACCTATATTATTATTCTTTACTTTCATATCTTCTTCAAAAACTTTTCTAACATAATCCCAAACATAACTATCGTGGTATTCACTTAAACTATATATCTCATCATAATCATACATCTTTTTCATATAACGAGCATAGTTTCTCGTTTGATTATGTTGCATATTAAAATACAAGAAACCACATTCACTGTAATTACTTCCTCGACCTAGATATGACATCATACAATCGTCTTTATGAATATGTTTTTTAATCCAATCTACATCAATTGATTTATAGAATACACTATCAGCGTCAATACAAATTAAACCATCTATATCTTTTGAACAATTATCAATGGCGTGTGTATATGCATAAACTTTATATGAAAATCTTACACCATCTTTCTTAAATGATTCTACTTTTCTATGTTTATTTCTTTCTATGAATTTTTTGAGATCAGGTATCTTATCAAACATATCATCATCTTCATTATAAACAATTAAATCAAATGGCCAATTATATGTGGATTGAAATCTGTGAGCGTATTGTTTAAATAACTTATTATTCCAACTAGTGACTACTTGAATTTTCATAACCAACTTTCGCAATATAAAAACTATCAACAATATCTGATACAGGATTACCTATTTTCTCTACATCAAATATTTTTTTTAAATTTGTATTTGTTTCTTTTGAAAATGATTCATACATCAAATCCTTATCGGCGTTCCCTTTACCTGTTGCGCCTTTCTTAACGACACTTGGTACGACAGTATCATAGTCAACACCAAACTGTTGTAATCTATATTTTAATATACCACAATTTTCTGCTATTTGAAATACTGCTTGTCCTTTTGATCCAAAAGAATATCCTTCTATATAAACTTGTTGATGAGTATGGAAAGTTTCTTTGATTGTGTCGAATGCCCAATCAGATATTTGACTAAATCTATGTATAGGAGTATTATATTCTTGGTGTTCAAAGCCGAAAATGTTTTTTGACATTGGCCCAATATATTTTTTCTTATTTGTTAAATAATAAAACTGACTGTTTTCAAATATAAAATCTTTAGTTACACAAATGGCAGGACTTGTTAAACTATAATCAATTCCAATTATCGTCTTCGGATTCGTTAATCCAGATTGTATCTTCTTCATCATCTTCTAGTTCCTCTACTTCGTGTCCACAGAACGGACAAGTTAATGGTTCTAAATCCTGAACCTCTATGTCCCATTCTACAGTATATTTAGTTTCGCAACTAGAACAAGTTTTTTGTCTTTTCTCAATCATTATAATTTAAACTTCTTAAATTGATCTTTCTTAACATCTTGTTTGATACCACCGATCACATAACTTTCGATTTCTGTTTCTTGTGGTGCGTTTTGTGTTGATCTGCTATTTAACCAATGGTCAACCCAAGGTAATGGGTTTGTTTTCTGATCATAAACAGGTTTTAATCCAATTGCTTTCATTCTTCTATTTGCCATATATTCTACGAATTGATGTAATAGTTTTTCTGATAATCCAATCATAGAACCTTGAGAGAACAAATAAGTCGCCCATCTCTTTTCTTCTTGTACTGCTTCATCATACATTTTATATACATCATCTTCAGTATCTTTAATTACTTTATTCATTACTTTATCATTTTCAACATCTCTATAATTGTTTATAATTCTTTGAGATACTGCCAAGTGTTGACTTTCATCTCTGGCGATAAATGATATAATCTTTGCTGAACCTTCTAATAGTTTTAACTCACCAAACGCAAATGAACAAGCGAAAGATACATAAAATCTTAAGCCTTCTAATATGTTTACAGTCACTAACGCTTTCCATAATTTTTTCTTTAGTTCATATTCATCAATTTTTGATTTATCTAAATGCCACTTATGACCTATGTTAATTAAATCATCATAACATTGTGTTACTGATTGTGCTCTTTTTTCTATCTTTTCATCTTTGATAATTGTATCAAACACATCACTAGGGTCAGAATATAAGTTCTTAATAATGTATGTATAACTTCTACTATGGATAGTTTCCATAAAGTCCCAAGTTACAATACAACCTTCTAATTCTGGTAAAGAACAAAATGGTAAGAATGCCAAACAAGGACCACGACCTTGTACACTATCTAACATAGTTTGATATTTTAGATTAGATGTAAAGATTGATTTTTGTTCTGGTCTTAACTCTGCGTAATCGTTTCTATCTTTTTGTAAAGATACTTCTTCTGGTCTCCAAAAATAACCTAATTGTTGTTGTGTCAACTTGTCAAAAATAGGATACTTCATAGTATCATATCTTTGTACTGCCAAGTCTTCACCAAAGAACATTGGTTGTTTTAAGAAACTGACATCTTTACTTTTATTAAAAACTGATCTACTCATTGCGTTTTATTTATTACTTTCTTAAATTGTACAAGAATCACAGTTCTCTGGATCCTCATCTTGCTCTACTGGTTTATCTTCAGGTACATTATCATTGAAACCTACTGGATGTGCAGGTTCGTCAATATCTTTTTTAGCATCATATGTGTTTTGATAATATGAAGTCTTCCAACCCAATCTATAAGTTGTTAATAAGTCTTGTGCCATTTGTGATATTGGCACTTGGTTTTCTTCAAAGTGTTCTGGATTGTATGACCAGTTACCTGATATTGCTTGGTCAAAATACTTTTGCATTACAGCAACAACATTTATATAACCTTCATTTGATTTCATATCCCATAGTAAAGTATAATTGTTTTTAAGTTTCTTATACTCTGGTACTACTTGTTTCAATGGACCTTTTTTAGATTTCTTAACACTTAAATAATCTCTAGGTGGTTCAATACCGTTAGTAGCATTTGAAACCACACTAGAGGATTCAGATGGCATTTGAGCAGAGAGTGTGCTATGTCTTAATCCATGCTCTTTGATTTCTTTCCTTAACCACTCCCAATCATAAGTTAGATTTCTGGTTACAACCTCGTCTACCTCTTTCTTGTAAGTGTCTATTGGTAAGATACCATCAGAATATTTTGTTCTATCAAAGTATTCACATTTACCTTTTTCTTTTGCAACTTGATTACTTGCTTTTAATAGATAATATTGAAATGCTTCTGTTAACTTATCTA